TGCAGTTCTAATCCATTCGCAAATATGCTAAATGATACTATTACGTCTATGACACCTAGAGATGTTAATTCTATTAGTGATAGTGGAGAATCTCAATTTTATCAGTCAGAGGAAGTTGAGACTGGCACTATTAATGATATGTTATCTAGCGCTAGACCAAGTTCAGCGCATGAATTAGTTGAAATAGACACAGTTCCTGATTTTACTGAGTTAATGGAATCAATGAAAAGAAAAGGAGCAATCTAGTGGCATACAACCTAAAACAAATATCTCCGTTAGATCAACGCGAATCAACCGCTTTAGGAGTAAAACTTCCGTTTTCTGCTAAAGGTGTTTTTACAAGTGTATATACAACTAAAGAGCAATACAAGTACAACGTAATTAATTTTTTGCTTACAGACAGAGGAGAAAGACCTTTTAATTTTAATTTCGGAGCTAGTCTAAGATCTTACCTATTTGAACAAATAGAAACACAGACATTAGATAGTTTAGAATCATACATAAGATCTCAAGTAGAGATTAATTTTACAACTTTAAAAGTAAAAGATTTAAAAATAGGAAGTGATAGCGATCGTAACTCTATTACGATAAATTTAAGTTATATAATATTAAATACAAATGAAAACGATAACGTAATCATAAAGATTCAAAACATATAAAATGTCAAATTTAACTGATATAAAATATCTCAATAAAGACTTTACATCTCTTAAGTCTGACTTAATTGAATACGCTAAAGCCTATTTTCCAACTGCATACAATGATTTTTCTCAAGCTTCTCCTGGGTCAATGTTTATTGAGATGGCAGCTTATGTAGGAGACGTTCTTTCTTTTTATTTAGATAATCAGTTGCAAGAAACGTTTCTGCAGTATGCAAAGCAAAAAAACAATCTATTTACAATAGCTTATATGCTAGGATATAGACCAAAAATAACTTCTGCTGCTTTAGTTAATTTAGATGTTTATCAAACTATTCCAGCTAAAACTTCTGGAGGATTAACTACTCCTGATTTTGATTATGCTTTGATTATAGCTCCAGGAATGAATGTTCAATCAAACGCCAATGGAAATATAAATTTTTATGTTCCAACAAAAGTTGATTTTACAACTTCATCATCACTAGATCCAACTGACGTAGATGTGTATAATTTGGCAGGTACAGCTGCTGGATCTTACTTGCTTAAAAAAACAGTTCAAGCAGTATCAGGACAAACTAAAACTCAAACTTTTTCTTTTGGGGCTGCAAAAAGATTTCAAACAATAACAATAAATGATGCTAATATAATATCTATCATTAATGTAGTAGATTCGTCAGGAAACATTTGGTATGAAGTTCCTTATTTAGCTCAAGACTATATAGATAACCCTGTAAAAAATACTGTAGCTAATTATCCTTCGCTATATCAACAATCTAATCAAGTTCCATATATCTTAGAAAAAGTTAAAATAGATAGAAGGTTTACAACTAGATTTAAGTCTAATGAATCTCTAGTTTTAGAGTTTGGATCTGGAATAAATTTAGTAGCTGATTCAGCCATTATTCCTAATTCTGCTAATACTAACCTGGGCGTGACTACTGGATCTACAACCATAAACACAGCATTTGATCCAACAAACTTTGTTACTACAGCCACTTATGGATTATCTCCATATAATACATCATTAACGGTAACTTATTTAGTTGGAGGTGGCGCTCAATATAATGTTTTAGCAAATCAATTAACTGCTCCATCAAGGGTTACTGTTAGCGGCTTTAACACAGCTTTTTCTAATACTATAGCAACAAATAATCCAGATCCAGCTTCAGGAGGAGGAGACGGAGATAGCATAGAGGATATTAGATTAAATAGTTTAGCCGCATTTATGAGTCAATTAAGAGCAGTAACTCAGCAAGACTATTTGGAAAAAGCTTTATCAATGCCTTCTAAATACGGTAAGATATCTAAAGCTTATGTAACAAAAGATGACGCAACATTTGCTAATTATCAAGAAAGAGATATTTCTAATAGAGATCAGTTATTAGTAAGCATGTATGTATTAGCTTTAGATGTAGAAGGAAAACTATCTACTCCGTCTAATGCGTTAATGGTTAATTTAAAAACTCATTTAGGAGAGTATAGAATGTTAACGGACTCAGTTAACATAAAGCCTGCGTATATAATAAATATTGGATGCGATTTTGACATTATTACTAGACCTAATTTTAATCCTCAAGATGTTATTGCTAGATGCTTAATAAAAGCAAAAGAATATTTTAACGTAGATAATTTTCAAATAAATGAACCAATAATACTTAATGATTTATATATATTATTAGATAAGGTAGAAGGTGTTCAAACAGTTAAAGACGTTAGAATAATTAATAAGGCTACTGGAAATTACTCTAAATATTCTTATGATATTAGTGCGGCTACAATGAATAAAGTTATATATCCTTCATTAGATCCTTCTGTGTTTGAAGTTAAATATCTAGACACAGATATTCAAGGAAGAGTAGTAACATTTTAAATTATAATATATGGCAGTTTATAAAATATTTCCAACAGCTGATACGTCTATCTATTCAAAATATCCTGCAAAAAATACGGGACTAGATGAAATTTTAGAAGTGTCTGTAAAAAATACAGAGGATAGCACGAATAGTTTAATACCAGGAACAGGGGATTTTTTAACAGACGATTTAAGAAGATGTGTTATTAAATTTTCTAACACTGATTTAGCTACTTTAAAGTCTTATTCGACAGGGTCTTGGAAAAGCTACTTAAGATTATATATAGCAGACGCTGAAAACATAACTCAAGAGTACTCTTTAGAAATAAAACAAGTTTTTCAAACTTGGCAAGCTGGAACTGGTAAGTTTGCAGATTCTCCAGAGACTAGAAATGGCGCTTGTTGGTATACGTCTCAATCCTATTATACAACAGCTTCAAACTGGGTTAACCCATCATACTTTATTACTCAAGGAGGAGGATCTTGGACTTCAGTTAGCTCTAGTCAAACTTTTGATTTAAACGCAAATAAAGACATTAACGCAAATGTTACTAATATAGTAGATTCATGGTTTAGTAGCAGCTATGTAAATAACGGATTTTTAATTAAACATACAACTTCTATAGAGAATAATTCTGGAAGTTATATTACATTAAATTATTTTAGTAATGATACTCATACAATATATCCACCGTCTTTAGATATTAGGTGGGATGATTCATCTTACATCACAGGCAGTTTATCTATTATAGATAATAGTAATTGTATAATAACAGTAGCAAACAACGTTGGTACATTTAAAGCTGATACAAGCATATACAAGTTTAGAGTTAATTGTAGAGATAAATTTCCTACAAGAACTTTTACAACGTCATCCGTTTATTTAAATAATAAAGCTCTTCCAGCAACCTCTTATTGGAGTATTCAAGACGTAAAAACAAATGATATTGTGGTTGATTTTGATACATCGTATACAAAAATAAGCTGTGATTCAATAAGTAGTTATTTCAACATGTATATGAGTGGATTAGAGCCAGAAAGATACTATAAGCTGTTGATAAAAACGTATCTATCTTCTGGAGAAATTATTGATGTTGATAATAATTTAATTTTTAAAATTGTTAAGTAATGTCTAAAATAGATTTAATAAAAAAAGTTAGAGGAAATAGCACGTATTCTAATGCTATTGATTCGTCATTTACAGAGCTAATTCCTACGCAACCTACTGAATCTCAGGTTAATGTTACTGTAGAGGATTTTTTTATTAACTACGATCAACTTTTTTTTGATATACCGCCAAATGGAGAAGAAAATTCTCACGAATATTTAATAAAAAGAAGTACTGAATACCTTGGTGGATCTATTTTTGATGCTGAAAAAGCTGCGTTAATAGAAGAAATTAATTCTTTAAGACAACAGCTATTAGATATAGGAGATACTTTTTTGGCTACTAACAACTTAACTTAAAAATAAACATGGAAGTAGTTAACATTATATACACTGGCACTGGATACGAATACCAAAAGTATTCAAATAAAGACGAGAATTTAGTAATATCTAATTTTATTAATTCTTATTTTGGAAACTTAAATGATACTATAGAGTATTTTATCTATGATGAAGTTGGGTCTTTACTAGAGAGTAATTACAACGCTTCTAACTATTATCCTGATCCTTCTACTAATAACTCACAAAACAACACTTATTCATCTATTGAACTAGATCCTAGGTATGATCTAGAATCTAGAGGTTTTTCTAGAGGTAAAACTAATATACAATATAATTTTTTAAGAAATCTTTTCAACTCTAATGTAGTAGCAAAATATTGGATAAAAGAGATTTCATTATCTAGAACAGAGTTAAAGCTTTCAAGCCAGTACTTAAGTGACGCACTAATTCAGGACGGATTTGATAACTATCAAGCGTATATATCAAACAAGAATTATTATACAGATTTTTATCTAAATTTTGGAGACAATGTGCTTGTGATATGCACAAATGTTGCTTATATAGAAGATGATAATGGATCTTATTTGCTAATAAAGCTCTATGAACCACTTCCAATTGAGTTTGATTTAAAATCAGACTTATGGATAGTTGATAAGATAGCCGAGTCTGTTAGCTTTGATGTAGACATTCAAATTGAATCTGAAGTTACATCTGCAAATAACTCATTAAGAGGTGCTAATTTTAAAATTCCTCTAGATAAAAAGATAGGACAAACTACTCCATACTATTCTTATACTAGTCTTTTTTCTAGTAGTCTAGATTCTTTTACTAGAAAGCTAAACAGTTACTATGATGATAAGTCAATATCTATAAACATAGATTTTTCTGATTTTTCTAATTTTGTTCATTTTTCAAGTGCTACAGATAGAATAAATAATTTTGCGTATAAAGTAAAGCTATTAGAAAATTACCAATCACAGATAGTTTCTCAACAAGCAATTACAAACAGTGGGACTTATAGCCAAACGTCTGTAAATTCTCGAATAAAAATTTTAAACAGTAATATAGATTCTATAATTACTAAGTTTGATATTTACGAATATTATCTTTATTATGCGTCTGAATCTTTTGCTTGGCCAAAATCTACGTCTACAACTCCGTATACTCTTTATTCATCAACATCATCTAAAGCTTTAAGTTGGATTGGTAGCCCTGAAACTTTACCTACGTCAACTGGAGTATCTATATTATACTCTGCTTCATATTATGATAGCACAAATAAAGATATATTAACAAATATTATTCCTACTTACATAAGAGATGATTCTGCTAATGAACCATATTTAACGTTTGTTAATATGATTGGTCAACATTTTGATAATATTTGGGTGTATTATAAAGACGTCTCGAATAGGTTTAACGCTACGAATAGTCCAGACACTGGTGTATCAGACGATATTGTTTCAGACTCACTAAAAAGCTTAGGATTCCCTATATACACTAACACAAGTGTATCAGACAACCTTTATTATTCTTTATTTGGTATGAATGCAGACGGAAGTTTATTACCACCGACTGGGTCTGAATTAATAACTAGTTATGTTACCTCTAGCATTTCTACGCTTTCTTCAAATGATATACAAAAAGAAATTTACAAAAGAATTTATCACAACTTACCATATCTTTTAAAAACAAAAGGAACTAGAAAAGGAGTTGAAGCGCTTATAAGCTGTTATGGAATACCTAAAGAGATTTTAACTATAAATGAATTTGGAGGATATAATAGACTTACTAAAAGCGGAATATCAGAAGTTAATAACGATAAAATAAATGTAATAACTTCTAGCTTAGAATTATCTTCTTCTTTATTGTTTCAAGGTGGCACGTTACAGTACTATTCTAATACTAATAGATTAAATGTAAACACATTAGAGGTTGGCTTTTCTCCGTCTGATAAACTAAATAGTAATATTTCTCAATCTATAGGATATTTTAATATAGATCAACTTATAGGTAATCCTAGTAATCAATATTCCTCCTCTTATAAAGATTTAATAACTTTAAGTAATAATTATTTTGCGGCCTATAGTCAATCTCATAACATTTCTGAATACATAAGATTAATTAAGTACTACAATAACTCAGTATTTAAAACAATAAAAGATTTAGTTCCAGCTAGAGCAAACATATCTACTGGATTAATAGTTAAAAGCCACGTATTAGAGAGAAACAAATACGCTAGACACGAACCCGTAGCAGAGTTTCTAAATTATTCTCAGTCAATAGATATGATAACTATTGATGCAGAACCAGGAAATGGAATCACTGGGTCTACTGAATATTCAGGAATTAAAAAAACTCCATTAGGATTAGTTGAATTTACTTCTAGTCAAGGAATAGAAAAATACACTGGAGAATTTGGAGGATCAGTTTTAGTAATTGATGCAGTTACGGGATCGTTTAATCAATCTGATGTATCAATAAACTCTTCTGGGTCTTTTCCACTAATACAAGTTAACTATGGTGGTTTGTATCAAAATGTTGTTAACTCAGATAGATCTAAAAGATTTTTTGATTTAGATTACACTACTAATCAAACACAACCAGTTAATTTTAATCTAATCACTCAATCAATTAGTAATTCTCAAGTAGATAATTATTCTACTTACACTAACACAGTATCTTCGTACGCGTATTTGCAAGACTATAACTATTATACAAACGCATTTACTATTCCTAGATATTATGGATCTAAAACTATTAGCGCTACTTACACTACATATAATCTAGGAGATCTATCTTACGGAAAAACCGCGGCGGTTGATAAAATAAAGTATCAATACGCATATCTGGTTGACATTTTTTCATCATCGTTTCAGTTTCCTAGAAGAGCAAACGCGCAAATAAAGTATCTTATACAAGATAGTCAAGACGTTTTAGATTTAACAAAAACAAACACTAATATATTTTCTGTACAAAACATATTTAAAGCTGGAGAATCAACAAACGTATCTTTGTTTAAATATCCGCAATCAGACCCATACATTCAAAAGTTTGTTGGAACTAACAATAGTAATTTTTCTGTTTACGAAAGTGGATATAGATACTCTCCTATTTTATATAATGTTTCAGGAGATGAATCTATGACATATAACTTATTAAGACCTTCTTCGTCAGTTACTAATGTTAACATACCAAGCTATGAAATAATAAATCCTGGAAATGCAAACTACTGGGCTACTATAGTTGGTGGACCGGTAAATGTTCCAAACGCATTTCAAACTCTTATTCCAATAACTGTATCTTCGCCTGGAACTTTTCCAGGTGCCACAACTCTGCAAACTAGAATTTCTATTACATTAACTAATACTAGTAGAGCAGTAGTTCCATCAAATTATGATACTTATGAAACAATAACAACTATAGCTGCTGGATCTACAGGTCCTATTAATAGCACTATATATATGCCATCATATTATCAAGGACTTTGGCTTAATGGAGATTCTGTTACTATAACCATAAATTCTGAAGAAACTTATAACCCTATCGGAGGATCTACTACTAGCACAAATTTTTTCACTTCTGCTACAGATTCTGCTGCAACTAATAACTGGTACGCAATAGATTCTAGAAACATAAAATTATCAGCAACTCAATCTTTATTATATGACAATATTATATTTAATGGGAGCTATACAGGAATAGACACTCCAGTTTTTTCTGTAGCTGGATCTCAAATGGATATGATAAGATTGTATAACTCGCAATCTCAATGGATAGAAGAATCTGAATACCGTATTAACTATATGTATCAACTTTTAGATTCAACTGGATCTTTTTGGGTAATAAATTTAGATAGAGATTTAAACCCGTCTGATACTGAATTAGGAATTCCTGGAAAAATAAAAAAATACATTTGGCTAAAAAGATTGCTAGATGAAACTAATGTAATTTTAAACTTCGATTTAGGGTCAACTATATTTCAAGATGGAATACTTTTCCCTCAATATATAGATGATAAAGTGAAAGATAACGCAGGAAATACGATAAAATCGCTTAAACAACAAAACTTAATAGTTAGTGATACTAACACACTAATATTTGAATAATCAAAAATAAAGTAAAATGTATTATATTTATTTAAAAAAGAATTCTTTATGTCATATTTAAGTAATTCATCTGTAATAGTTGATGCCATACTAACGAAAAAAGGTAGAGAAGCTTTATCAAAAAATGATGGATCTTTTCAAATAACTCAATTTTCATTATCTGATGATGAAATAGATTATACTTTATACAATCCAACACATCCATCTGGATCTGCTTTTTATGGTGAAGCTATTGAAGCTATGCCAGTATTGCAAGCATTTCCTGAAGACAATGAGATAATGAAATATAAATTAGTAACTCTTCCAAGAGGAACTGCTAAAATCCCTGTTATTAGTGTTGGATATACAAACATACAATTAAAACAAGGATCTTCTATAGCAATTACTCCACAAACTCTTAATTATTTAGGAGCAACTGGAACTACATCTAATTTTGAATCTTCTGGATATATTTTCACTATAGGAGATGTAAGAACTACAGCAGCATTTACTGGAGTTGGAGTTAATACTCCAGCAGCTACGAGCTTAAATACGACATCAACTGTTGGTACTAACGTAAGTAAAACTGTTATAGGAACAACAATTAATATAACAGCAACAACTATTAATACACTATTTGGATCTAATACAGTACTCTATACTACCTTAATAATTGTTGGTAGAGATTCTGGCGCTAGATTAAATATACCAGTTCAAATAACTAAAGTTAGCTAATAAAAAATAAACTATGTCATTTACAAAGCTTGATTCAACTGATTACGTAATCTCTGCTGATTCTGTTACTGCTCCCGCTTGGAGTAGTAATACTCCTACGTTATCAACATTTTTTCTACAATCTACTGGTGTAAGCAGCAGTTTTTATACAGATGTTTATAATGCAACGCCGTCTAGCATTAATGCGGCAATACAATTTTCTATCGCGTTTGGTAATGCTTTTGGAACAGGATCAGGACCGCTAAATTCTTTAGTGCTAACAAATACTCCAACCAGAATAAACTATGGTCAATTTAGAAATTTAGTTTATGGAGACGCTGAATCATTTTTTAATTTTGGTACAGAGAATCCTAGTTCTAAAAATATAGCGGCTATTTCTATTGACAGAAATAGATATAAAGAGAGTTTATTTCCAGGAACGTTTAATTTGCACATGAAATCAGGAAGTACCACAATTAAGCTTACTGACGATTCATTAGACTCTACTGTGATTACTTACTTAGATTGTGGAAGAGTATTTAATATTGTTTCTGGGTCTAACGGAAGTGGAGCTAGCACAACTAAAGCAACTGGCGCATTAAGAAATGGATATACTATTTCTGGATCTTATGGGTTATTTCTTCCAGATATTGGAACAATAATATTAAACACTGATGCATTAGGATTACCTATAGCTAATGGCGGATTAAATATTCCTTGGTACACTGGTACGGCCGCTGCTGGAGGACTTAATAATAATTTACAAGTTTTTAATGCTATTTCAGCTAGTGGAAATTTTCAATTAAATTCTCAAGAAACAATATCATCAAACTATATTTTTGTTAGAATTAAGAATGGAGAATATAATTACACCACTAACCCATCTATAATAACTGGGTCTGGAGATTTTATTTATTCTAATTTTATTAATAGTCCTCAAACATACGTAACTACTGTTGGTATGTATAATAATAATAATGAACTATTAGCAGTTGCTAAATTATCTAAACCTTTAGTAAAAGATTTTACAAAAGAGGCTTTAATTAGAGTTAAGTTAGATTGGTAGAATAAAATTAAATAATGGGAGTATCAAAAAATGTTATTGATAGATCTGATGTTTCTACTTATCCAATAAAGGTAAAGTACTCTGCATCTTATAGTAGTGATATTATTTCATCTTATGGAATGACTGTGAATAGAGGAATTAATTCTTCTTATGCAGCTAGTGGTAGTGATGCGCTAAACTACGCTGTAGTAAAACAATTATACTATCAAGAGTATCTAACAGGATCTCTTTTACAGTCAGCTAGTGCGTGGAATTCTAACTTGCAATCTACGGCGGCAAAAGGAACACCAGACTACGATTATAGATATTTCCCTACAGCTTCAAACGCTAATCTAACTATATTAGCAATTCCTAGAACAAGTTTTGGAGAAAACATAAGCAGAGGAAGTTTATCTATTATTGGAACTGCTTATAAATTAGTAGATGATGGTAACGGAAATGTTATTGACATAATATCTACAGGGTCTGTTAATTATACAACTTTTGGAGCAGCTTATGGAATAAATGGAGTACGATTATTTGATCCTGGATATAGTGCTAATGAAGTTGGAACTTATAAAGAGTGGAAATCTCCAGCGGTAGGTGGATCTTATTTAGGAACTTTTTGGTCTAATCCTTACCAAACTATTACGGGTGGAAGATTAAATAACACAGGTTTTTGGTCTGCTGAGAGTCCAAGCGCAATAGCTACAGGATTTTTAGAATTTACATTGTCTATTCCATCAACTGACACGTATCATATAGGAGTTAGTTGTGATAACTTCTCATCTGTATATGTAGACAATTCACTAATAGTTGGAGACTATTCTACAGTTAGCAGCGATAATTATAGATATTGGGATATATTTCCTATACAGTTAACTGCTGGTTCTCATATAATAAAATTAGTAGGCACAAATAACGATGAACGTCCAGTTAACACAGTAAATAATCCTGGATTAATGGGAATAGAGGTGTATGGAAATACGTCTACTCAAATTTCAGCAAGCATTACGTCGTCTCCATTAGGAACTTCTACTCCTGCAGGAATTAATTTAATTTACTCTTCTAAAGATCACTTAACTGAAGGAGTTTTTACTAAAGACAAATATCATGTAGGAAATGTGATATACTCTCAAGGAGTGATAGTAATAACAAATGAAGATTATCAAAACGCATTAATTCCTGGATCATCATATGATTATTATTTAGCTACTACTTATCCTTGTTCAACATGCACAGCTGGAGCCACAGCTCAAGTAAGAGTATTATCAGGCACTTCTATTACAATAGGAAGTTATTATTTACCTCAAATACTAGATGGTAACTCTTATAGAGTATTCTCTGGACCACTAGTTAGTCCTTCTCCAGGAGGAGTATCATTAAATTCTACGGAGTATGCGTCATGTGCTAGCGCGTGTCCAGTTGCTACTACAACAACCACAACAACCGCTGCCCCAACTACTACGACTAGTACTACTAGCACCACTACTACTGCTGCTTTAACTACTACGACTACAACGACAGTGGCTCCAACCACTACGACTACTACTACAGTGGCTCCAACCACCACTACAACTAGTACAACAACATCAACAACAACAGTGGCTCCAACCACCACTACAACTAGTACAACAACATCAACAACAACAGTGGCTCCAACCACCACTACAACTAGTACAACAACTAGCACTACAACAGCCGCTCCAGTTACTGTAACCCTAACTGCTTGTGCTGATATAACTCCTACAGGAGTAACAAGAATTATAAATGTATTTGTATATTCATCAGCGCCAGTTGCCACTCCTGTGCAAGTTGGATTTACTTGGACTAATATTGAAGGCGCAGTTGCTGGAAACGCAACAATATTAACGGGTGATACATGTGCTACTGTTCAAATAAATGCTTTAGGAACTTCTGCTGGATCAAGTTTGATTATAGATTCTAGAGACCCAACATCATTCAATAACGGAGTATCTAATCAAAACTATTCAATAGGATCTGGACAAATACAAACCAATGGAACTTGTACTACTTGCGGAGTTTAATAAAAAATAAACTGTTATGAAAAATTTAAGATATATTTGTGCTCAACCTAGATTAGTATATTATGCTTGGCAAGTAGAAGTTATGATCAATAACTTTATTAAAAGAGGTATTAATCCAAATCATATAGATATTGTAGTTGCTTGGAATCCTAATGATGATACAAGCAAACCAGAGACTATAGAAATGTGGAATAAACTAGCTTCTCATTATAACACTGTAAGATTCTTTTTTTATCAAGATACCAGACAGCGACCTATTCACTATATATCTTCTATAAGACCTAATGTATTAAAACAACATTTTAAGGCTCATCCAGAACTTCAGTATGAAGCTATATTTTATCATGATTGTGATATAGTTTTTACTAAGAATCCAGACTTTTCTAAATTTTTAGATGATGATATATGGTATTTAAGTAATACTAATAGCTATATTAACTATGACTACATTGTTTCTAAAGGACAAGATGTATATGATAAGATGTGTGAAATAGTAAATATGCCTAAGATGATTCCTAAACTAATGAATGATCATTCTGGAGGAGCCCAATACATAATTAAGAACGTAGATTGGACTTACTGGGATAAAGTAGAATCAGATTGTGAAAATCTTTATTATGAAATATCAAAAATAAATACTAAAAAAAGAATAGAAAACCCTAAATATCATGAACTTCAAATTTGGTGTGCTGATATGTGGGCAGTTCTTTGGAATGGTTGGATTAGAGGAAATGAAACTCAAGTAGTAAAAGAGATGGATTTTTGTTGGGGTACTGACACTGCAAATAGATGGGAAGAGGTTGCTATATATCATAATGCTGGCGTAACATGTGGATGTGGCGGAAAGTTTTATAAAGCAAACTATAGAGATAGCTTACCATACAACTTAAATCTTAGAACTATAGAAGATAATTGCAGTCATTTGTATTATCAAGAAATTAAAAAAGTAGAACAAAAATCATGTATAATATGAAAATTCCAGCCTTTATAATTAATTATAATAGATTAATTTTGCCAAAAAATATGGCAGATTTTTTATCTAAAAATGAAAATATAGAAGTTTACATTATAGATAATAACAGCACATATGAACCGTTACTAGATTGGTACAAACAATGTCCGTATAAAGTAATTCCCATGAGTGAAAATTATGGGCATACAGTTTTTTGGGATAAAAATCTATATAATGAATATGTAAAAGAAGGTTATTATATATTATCAGATTCTGATTTAGATCTATCTAGTATTCCTGATGATTGGTTAGACGTCTTATTAGAGGGATTAAATAAATTTACTTACGCCAAAGTAGGATTCTC